CTCCACTAATTATATTGATGAAAGTTACCGTCTTCAAAGGCATCACCTAGACGATTATAATCTTCCACCATCTGATTTTGAATTTTAGGACTGTAGTATTCTTCAGGTTTATTCTTCCTAATTTCCTGGTAATACGTCCAAGTTCTCTTAGGCCCACTGGTCGGGGCGAAATTGAATGAGTTACGAACAGGAGCTTGGAAGTTTTCTGTTTTGACTGGTTGATCTAAACCAAAGGTTCTCATAAAAACCTTAGGATTAGTCTTAGCCATTGTATTAACTTCTTGGAGATTTAAACCTAAATCTACAGCCTGTTGAGAGAGAACGTTAGCGTAATTATTACCATAACGTTCGATGAGTTTGGCCTCAACCATCTTAGCATTACTAGCTTCAGTCTCTTGCTTACGGAGGTTCATAACCTCACTGCTAACGAGAGTCTTAATCTGGTTGGGGTCTATAGTGGGATTTACATTCGTATCTGTGTTCGCATTTGGGGTGCTGTCGCTACTAGCAAGATTGGCCTTTCCAAATTGTTCTAGAACGGCCTGTAGATTTTCCCGTGTTAAATTCTGCTTCCGTTCTCGGTCGAGATCAGAGCGCAGTTCATCCATCCTTCGGTCTTTGATGGCAAGAGTATTATCTGCATGGAAATAAGCTTTAGCTAATTCTTTAGCATCTCTATACTTCTTACCTTCTCCGACGTACTCAGAGAGATAGTCTTTATTTTCATCAATAATGACTTGGTCAGTATTATTGGTCAGTAAGTCCATTAGTATCTAATCCTTGTGGTCTAAGGGATAATAGTTGTTTTAAATTGCGTAGTTCAGAACGTGCTCCGACTATCGCTGCTTGTTTGTATGGCCAACTTGCGTCATCGAAAGTTCCCATACTATATTCTTGTTGATCTAGTTCTTGTTCTCGTTGTTCTAATAAATCAAGTGCACGTTGAAGAACTGGAGTCGCAGCTTGTGCTTGTTTCTGGAAATCAGCACTGTCTTGGGCACTCATGCCCGCTGTCCATGAGGTCCACATTATAGATTAACTCCGTTAATCATTATTGACTTATACCTTGTTGTTGTGTAGATTGTGCAGACTGGTACCTGCCTTGGGCTTGGGGACCATGACTCATATCGTAATCACCATTCATTCCTGTAGCAGTCATAGCATGGCTTTGAACATCTTCTTGAAGAGCAGTATTAAACTTCTGAGCTTCCGCTTGTTCCGCTAAACTAATGTAAGGAATGACTACTTCGTATTGATCAAGATCAAATATCTTCTCAACGATCTTAGCTAACTTCTTACCACTGAAATGTAACTGGACAGTAGGCCAGAGATTACTTCCCGTAAGACTCGTTAGATTTTGAATTAATTGTGCTTGTTCAGCAAAGTGACGGGCTGCAATCGGTTTAATTCTCCCAACGCCCGTAATATCTTCGACTGTGAGAGTCTGGAACGAGGCAGCGTTAAACTCGTCATCGAAGACTTGGATAACTGTAGCTCCAGTGAGGTTTCGTCGAGCAAGCTCAAGCATAGCATTGAGGAGAGGTTCAATTACTTGCTCCTCGAATTGCTTAATCTTATTTTGGAATACCCTAGAGGCTGCATTTTCAAGTTGCTGTACTTCGTACTTAGTTTTTTCACCTGGGGTTCTGAAACCCATTGCTTCTCTGGGAGCACCAGCCATTTCCTCCATTAATCGTTCAATGTTCTGAATTTCAATATTAGCGTTAAGGACTTGGACTTGAGGTTGAACTAACTCAACGTCACCCTCCTCTGAGACGAATATTTTCTCTCCAGGTTGCCATGTAAACTCCTCAACCATCCCTTTAATTTTCTGGACAGGATATGTTACAAGATCAAAAATATCTGCCTTCATGTTCTCGATGTGATCCATCCTGTATTGCATACCGACGAGGTTATCGAGAGGTCCCATGCCCCAAAGATTATCGGGTTTCTTGCGCCAAGGACTGTGGAATATCGGAGGATACCCAAAGAAAGATGGGTTGGGCTTCTTCCCAATTAATTTATGTCTGTCAACGACAGTTATGACATAGTTCTTTAAGAAGATGTCGTTTTCGTAGTCATAGATATCTCCGTAGAAAGTGAGGACTTCTACCATGCCTGATTTAAGATATTCTCTAAAGGAAGTAAAACCATCCATACGATAGAGGTTCTCCATTTCCTTCCAGTCTCCTTCAAAGCTCATGGCTTTGGTACGGAGTTCTTTTAGATATTCGAAGAGAGCTTTGTATTCTTCGTAGTTGTCATCAGTAGACATCTTTTCGAGATTGTCTTTAAGTTCACCAATTGAGATAATGCTTTTGACAATTTTAGGAGAAGACCAGAAGTTCTCTGCCGTAGGGTTCATGACAATATAGAGAGGATTGATCCTCCGGATACCTGGACCTACGTAACCAAACTTAGTTCCTTGAGGTGTCTCGACTCTTTCGTCAATCCATTCAACGGTAGCAAAGCAATTACCATAATCAATGTAGTCTAGAATGATCTTATCAATCTCATGCTTAAAAGATTGCTGAGTCATCACCCAACTCATATAATTAGTGATTGCGTCTCTCTTAGCAACGGATGCGGCATCAAGCTCATTGGCTTCCCAAATGACTGACTTACGTTGGGGAAATAAGGTAGCAGCATAATTTGCGTATAAGTTATCTCTAATTTGACAGAGTTTAGGAAGAGTTGTCTTGTTCTTCCAAGGAAGTTGACTATTAGTTGTTTGTGTCGTATCTGTTGCGTAGACGTATCTACGAATTTCTTCTTTATCCGCTTTCCATGTATTGCGGAGCATATCATACGTTAACCACATATCAGCAACTTGTGTTGCCAATCTATCTTCGTTAACGATGTCACATAGTTCAGCTACTGTACCGGTCACCGAAATTGTTCCACTTCTTACCTTTGGTTATAATTGTTTGGGTGCCTTTGCGCTCAATGTGCCACAACACTAGGAGACTCCACCGAATCTAGAATGATATTGAAAACCATGATTTTCTTTCTTAAAACTAAACAAATTAATTGTAGGACCTAATGATGAAGCAAAGTCTACTACAGAAGCTAATGCGTCTTTCACGTCGTCATGAGCTGGATTGGCGTATAGCAGCTCTTCTTCCAGGATTTGACAGTTACCCGTGGGATAGTGCCAAATTTGTCTGTTGGCGTACTTTGGCTCCAGAACAGCCATTATTCTTTCTTCTTTGCTTCCGAGCCACCGAGACGGCCTATAGTCTTCAACGGACAGTGCCAATCCAAGAGGACGAATATAAGATTCTTTCAAGTCTGTTACAATCGCTTCCTGCGCTGCAACTACCTCCGCACGAATCTTTCGGAAACCCCATTTCTGATGTAAAGCAAGAATGCGCTTTATCTGCTCAGAAGGTGACTTCGTCTTAAATCGATCTATTTCTAGAAGGAAGTAATTGTTCTTACCGTCTACGCCGATTACGACAATAGCCGTATAGTCTGATTTCTTGTTAACGGAAAAGGCGAAGTCCACGGCGGCGTAGATGTTAAGACGATCGTCTTTAAAAAACCATCTTCCATCACGCTCAGTTAACCACCCTGGTTCATAATACTGGAATTGATCTCTTTTAAATACAGAGGCGCCGACATCATGCGGGTCGTTGTAATACTGGGCTCTAAAGTGAGTCCTATTAAGATATTGAGCTTTCTTCTTGGCCAAAGCATCTGCATCAAAGCCGAACCATTTTCCGTCAAATCTCTGCTGCTTAGGCCATAAGTACTGACCTGATCCATCGCCATTAGTCTCAACAGTCTCTGGTATACCAAAGTCTGAGTTTCTTTCGAATAATGGTTCAGAGGATGAGATGTTTCCTTCAGTATCATACGTATCGACTTGTAATTCTAGGAGCTGGGCGTAGAGATCATCAGGATGGTAACGAGTACCAACAACCCACTCCCTAGCACCAACGCTTTCAATAGAAGATAAGAGTCCATACTGATCTTTTACTTTCTCACGACCATCTTCAGTATAAGCATTACCTGTTACAACAACGTCATCAAGGACACAAATATCACAGTGCAAACCCACAATGTTAGTAGTAAGACCAGCGGTAAAGACTGACGGGTCTCGGACGGATTCTCGTTTTCTAATTGGGTGGTCAATGCTTATTTCCCGTTCTGTCCA